TTTTCTCCACGTTCGGAGCCGCCCCGGCATTCGGAACGTGCACCGTCTTTTCGTTCACGAACTCGCTGTGATCGACCGAGCGGGCCGCGAACGTGTTGTTGGCGAACAGTCCTTCGATGATGGACTTCACCCAGATTTCAACTTGTAATGCCATTCTGTTTTGATTTGTTGATGATGCGTTTTCGGCTATCCCCGGCAGATGTGCAGCGAGGCGGCCATCTCCTTGTACTTCTTCTCGTAGAGGTCGGGG